AAAAGCGCGGCCCTTGTAGGGGTCGGCTTCGTATTCATAGAACTCGACGAAAAGATGTGCGTCTGCGTTCAAAGCATCGCTATCCAGCATGAATTACGCTCCAAGATGTGAAAGCCAAATGGTCGGGGAGATACCAAAGAAAATGCGCTCCTTGCCAGCGGCGATAGCAACTGAGGCAGCACCGTCAACCGTTTGGCCCGTTCGGGCATAGACGGTCAAAGAGTTTGCGCCGTTGTTGAACACCACAATCTGAGAACCAGCCTCAGAGTCGGGAAGCGCCACGCCGGTAGAGGCCGCAGTCGTAGCCACGACATTAACGTCGGCGCTAAGTTGCAGGGCGGTGGCAAGGTTGGTGCCAGTCGCGGTCAGGCCAGCGGCAACAACACCGCAAATGACCTCAGTGGAAAGCGGCGCGTTACCAGCCGCCAGAACTCGGGAGGGAATCGCCATTGTTAAGCCCTTTCTTTGGCTTTGACGTAAAAGGTAGCATACGGAAAGGGGGTGTCCCCGTCATGGTTCCTGTATAGCACATCGTAGCCTGCAAATTGTTCCTCCCACCATTCGACGGGAAAAACCGATAGATGCAGCGGATGCCCTATCAAGGCCCCCATATTGTCATGAAACATCGCAATCTTAAAGAAGCACTTGTCAACACAATCCATAATGTTTCGGATCGCGTTGGGTACTTTTTCAGGTTCGATGTGTTCCATGACGTCGGTGCAGTAGCCAATATCAGCGCTTAAGTCCATTGACATAGGCTTTGTCAAGTCGGCTAGGACAAATGGAAACTGGCCTCGCATATCAAGGCAGTTATCCGCAAAGTCCACGAATATAACATCGCAGTTGGTCAGTCGGTTGATTGCCAGCCCGCCGCGCCCGGTCCCACAGCCGAAGTCCGCAATGATGTCGAGGAAATGCGGCTTTGCAACCTTTGCGAATTCCTCCGCGAAGCCCTCGCCGGGCGACACGTTCCTATAGGAGTCGTGCGACCACATCTTTTGGTATTTCTCAGCCTCAGTCATGGGCTGTGACGCCAAGCGCATCTGGTGCATGACCTCCATGATGAGGCCATCCGAATCCACGGTAATGATGCAGCCAAGGTCAATCAGGTTGTTGCAGACCTCAGGGAACAGTTCGGCCTGCCGCGCCATTGTCAGGCTAGCCGTGAACGTCTTGCCGCCAAGCGTCACCTTGCAAAGCGGATCGGCGGCGTTCATGGGCTGATTGTAGGCATGACCGATTCGAGCCCGGTGGGATGAGTCATAGCCGAACAGGTGTAGCTTCCTGAAACCCATCGTGTAGGCGAGGCACATAGCGGACAGGCCAACCGTCGTACCGCCGCCGATAAGGGCATAATCGTCGTCGTGGGCGGGCAAATGCTCCTCAATGCCCTCAATGGCCGGGTGCCACACAAAAGGCTTCCCGGTGGCCTTAAAAACGGACGGGTCGCACTGAGAGGCGATCAGGTAATTCCTCGCGGTCCCTAACAGCGTGACGTTATCGGGTCGCGCGTCAAGGATGACCTGGTATTCCGGGATGATCCCGTTGTCGTTCAGGAACTTCGCAGCGCCGTTCAGGGCGAAAATCGTCTGCCCTAAATCCTTGCGCTTCTTGATTGTGGGTAAATGTTCCTGGAGCGATGGCCCGCCACCAACAAGGACCGCGTGGCCGTCATGCGCTTCGAGCATTTTGATCCAGGACCGATGCTTGCGCGAATTTCCGCCAATGTTGGCGAAAAGGATGTCGTCGTCGGTATTGCAGAGGATTTGTATGTCCATATGAAATGGGGGGGATTTCTCCCCCCCACCCACTTCCTGTTGTTAGGAAACGCGACCCTGAAGGTGCGGGCGATTAATGACAATCGCCACAGTCGCGGTAGCAGCGGCCACGGTAGCCGTGTTAGCCGAGCGAGCGCCAAGGATTTCCTTGCCCGACGAGGTAAGCGCAACCTTGCCAGCCGAGGTGACGCCAATGGCGACATTCGGGGCAAGGGCAACGCCGGTCGTGCGGTTGGCAATGGCGGTGCCACCAATCTGATACCAAGCGAACCGGGTAGCGGAAGTGTTAGCAGCCATAGCAATAGCCACGGGACGCGCTTGGTTGTTCGTGACCGGAGCCAAGGCCGTTTCGTAGGTCGTGCCGTTGTAGGTAACGACAGAGCCGACGACGGTGTTGGCCACGCCTTTGAGGAGGATGAATTCACCCTCGCCATAAACGGGGTCAAAGCCACGGACGATCTGGCCCAGCACATAAGGCGGGGTCGGAATCGTGGTCGTGGTGCCATTGGAGACGCTGGCTGGCGAAAGCACACCATCGTCAATTTGGTCGACTTGTTGAAGGCCGAGCTTGGGTTCATCGAAAGTGTAAGGCATGGTTTTCCCCTTTCTTACGCGATGAGGACGCCTTGGAACTGCGCGCCCGAGCAGGTCATATTGCCTGCCCAGCCGATCAGTTTCACAATGGCGTCTTGGTTAACGGCCTGACGCTCGCCGCCAATCGGAACAAAGTTCCGGTCAACGTGCGGGCGGAAGTGCAGATACTTCGTGTTCAGGAACCACATGTGGTTCGCCGTGGCGGAAGCACCAATACCACCATCAAGCACAACGTCGGAGGCCATGCCTGCGCCGTAATACTTGAGGGAGGCGAAGCCAGCGCCAGCCATGCCCGAACCGGAGTCCGAAATGCGCTGGATGGCCTGAAGCGACTGGAGATAGAAGCGGTAATAGTTGTTGTCCGCCACGATCAGGTCAGGCTTGTCGGTGCCACGGATAAGCTGAACGGCCAGAGCATCCATGTAGGCTTGGATGTTCGAAGGCGAAACAGCCGAACCGCCGTTGGTCACGCCAGAGAACGACTTGGTTTGCCAGAAGGCCCAAGTGGCGCGGTTAATGCCGCCGTAGGTGCCCGAAGTCGGAACGTCGGGAACGGCAGCGCCCAGACCAGTGATGTTCTTGCCCGCGTTGCCGGTGCCATCAAGGTAGATGTCACCGCTCATGCGGTTCTGAAGCTGGGCTTCGGCAACAGCCATACGGCCATCCAGAAGGTCAATAATGGCTTCCTTGCCGCTGTTCTGGATCATTTCCAAGCCGGAAATGGTCACAGCCGAAGCGTATTGGGTGATGCCGAATTGAGCCGCCGAAATGGGCGAGTTTTGGGCCACGTTCAGCACTTCATAGCCGGAATAGCTATTCGTGTTGTTCGAGGATGCGTCGTTATACATGATCTCTTGAAGGATCACGTTACCACCAGAGAACGTCTTGACGTTCCCCCGCTCCTTCAGACGACGCAGAAGGGCGTTGTTGTTGGTGACGTTATCAGCGAGTTCACCGCTGCGGCTTTGGATATTCGTCGCAATGATGTCGCTGACAGCAGAGTTAGCGAAAGCCATTGGCTCGCCTCCATATCAGGGTTTCATCAAAGGCGGTCTGCCACATTGCCGAATTGTTCGAGCAACATAGACCGCCTGTCTTGCGCATTGGTAGCCGTTTGGACCCTGGGTGTAGAGGTCCGGACACTTACCGCCGCTGCCTTGGCCGACTTAGCTGCCTGATCGGCTGCTTTTCTCTTTGCGGCTTCAGCAGCAGCTTGTTGGCTTTGCTGGACCCTCTCAAAGAGGTCATTGTCAAGGCGGAGCGCCTTATCATAGGCGTCCTGAAGCGTTGTTGCCACGCCGCTCTGTAGGAGCGTAATCATCGTGGGCTTTGCATCTTCAAAGAATTCCGCTTTAGACGAAAATTCTTCGATTTCAGCCTGAAGCGACTGATTCTGAGCCGCCTCTTGCTGTTGCTTCCATCCCACAACCTCATTTTTGAGCCCATAAAGCTCTTGCTGAAGCTGCGAGATATACGGATCAGCCGGGGCTTCTTGTGGGAAATCGCCGGTATCACCGAGACTGACGCCATACTGTTGCGCCAGTTGCATCAAGTATGCCCGCTTTTGCTGCGGATTACCATACCGAAGATTGTGGTCAGCATCCATAAGGCCGCTAATCGCCGTGGGGAGGTCCACGCCGAGGCTTTGGATGGTCTGCATATAAGGCTCAGCGACCTTCTGGACCTGCTCGGCAAACTGAGCCTTGCTCTTTAATGGCTCAATGCCAGCGCGCATTTCATCCTCGCGCTGCCAGATGTATTCACGCACTTGTGGGTCAACGGTATCCCAGGTGTCGTGATAGTCTTTCTTCCAACTCGACGGAGGCTTGGCCCAAACTTTGGGTTCTTCGGGCTCCGTCTCCGGTTCTTCCGCCGCCTGAGATTCTACAGGCTCCGGGCTTTCTGGAGAAATTTCTGCCTCTGAAAATTGCTGAGCCAGCAAGTCGCGGCGGTCAACGGCTTCTTCGGTGGGTTGCTCTTGGGTGTCCATTCGCAATCTCAAATGCCCTTCTTTAGCTGCTTGAGAATCTTATTGGCCTGATTATCAGACATATCACCAAGCTGCTTGGTGATGGTTTCGCGCCGATTTGTCTTTGGCGCAACTATTTTCGTCTCCATCTTCTCATTTCCGACTTCGACGCAGTTGTGACGACGCAGCAATTCACGGTGTTCCGACCGGCTGCTAATCATCCGCCCGTCTATCATATTTTGATAGGGCTCAATATCGCGGATAACCATTGGACGCCCAAGATCAGACTCTTTTGGGGCCTGATAATCGTCGCGGAGATAGACCAACTCGCCGCCTTCGTATTCGGCAAGAAGCCCTTTTTTGTCAAAAACAGCCTTGTATCTCATAGCAGCAACAGGATTTCCTCGTCGTCTATGTTAATATAAGCGTTCCAAAGCTTTTCTACAGCATCAATGTCTTTGATCAGTTTGTCGTAATCGATGCGAGGCTTTGTAACTGAAGGTTTGGCTTTAGCGACCGTGAATTCTTCCACGATCTCCTCAACAATCGGGTCTTTGCCTTCGACCAAGACCTCAAAGGCTTCGATGATGTCCTTGCGACGGCGCTTGCGCTCATCGCGGTCGCTGGCAAAGCGCCGCCGCAGCCTATCGCCATCGTGGGTATCGAAATCGACAATCGGAACGCCAGAGAACGACAGGTTCGCGTTGTTGCCGCTGTAGCTATACACGCCGCCTTCAGCCGTAAGCACAAACGCGCCAGCGACCGTGTAAGTCAGGTTGGCATTGTTGCCGGAGTAGGTGTATGTCCCGCCATCTGCCGCCAGGACGCGCTTAAGCAGCAAGTTGGCGTCATTGCCGCTGTAGCTGTAAGTCCCGCCATCCGCTACGAGCGTAAACGCTCCAGCAGTCGTATAGGTCAGCGTAGCGTTGTTGCCGCTGTATGCGTATACCCCGCCGTCCGCCGCGAGCGTGTATGCGCCTGCCGCAGCACCTTCGATTGGAAGGATGCCAAGCTCAATCTGCGCCCCGTCAAATAGGCGGCGGGAGGCCATGTCTTACGCCTCCGCTAACAGCAGCGCGCCGTTGATGGCCTGCGTGATCGGCGTAAAGGCAAGAAATGTCAGGCACGCATCATCGTCAAATTCGGCCATTGACCCAATCATGCCGCCACTTGACACGGCATCAAGGGGCATCGTGCCGGTTGTGGAGTCGAGAGAAAAACCCATGAGCGGTTTGAACAGGCACACACCGAAGTTGCCCGCCGTGCCGGTGGTTGACAGAACGGTCACACCCTCGACCGAGCGCACACCGGTGTCGCCCGCAGCAAGCGGAATCTGGATGACGCGACCCGCCTCGCGGAAGCCGGTGCCGCCGAAGCTCGTGGCGGTCGATACTTGATTGGCGACGCCCGCTTGATTGGTATAGCGCACCGTGACGGTCGTCCCGGTCGAGCCGGGGGTCGTGTAGACCACCAACCCGATGAAAACGCCGTCGCCGCCCGTGTGCCGGGTCAACGCGGCGGTCGGCAAGTTTGTCGTTTGCTCGGTCGTGACGATGCCGCTCAAGCCGCCCGACTCATTCAGCAAATCAACGGCGACGAGCATTACGCCCGCTAGGCTGCTGGTGTTGAAACGCCCGGCAAGAATCTGGAGTTTGCCGCTCGTCGCGTCGGGGATCGGGCCGATGGCGTTGTCGCTGGTCTTGTCCAGCGCCACGCTAGTCGTTGGGATCGCAGGCGTAGGCAGCTGAGAACGCCACAGCGCCATCGAACGTCCAACTACCGTCGTGAACGCCGAAGTCTGGAAGTCAGCAGCGCGGTTGAGTTTCAGCGCGTCCACATAAGCGTCGAAGTCTGCAAGTGCCATCGCTTATTTCTCAATTGTGGCGAGACAGCCCCACACCTCTGGCGCGGTCGCAGCGGCAGGGATGAACATAAGCGCGAGGCAGGCGTTAGGGTCGATGACCGGGATGCCCGGCAAGCCGGTCGTGTAGTCACGCCAGCCTGCTGTGCCCGCCACGCCAACAGGAATCCACGCAAGCGGCTGCGCGATAGTCATGCCGAAATTGCCGAGCGTCCCGGTCGTGGCAGTCAATTTGACCTTTTCGATGGCGCGGATGCCGGTGTCGCCCGCCGCGAGCGGGATGCGCTGCGCCCGCGTCACCTCGCGGAAGCCGGTTGCGCCGATGTTCATCGTCGAGGTCTGGCCCGTGTTCCCGTCCTGATCGGTGTAGGTCATCGTCAGGGTCGTGGAGGTCGTGCCGAGGATGCTATACACCTCGTACCACGCAATGTTCCCCTCGCCGCCCGTGTTGCGCGTGATGGCAGGGCTAGGTGTTGCGCCCTGCACGGTCTGGTCGGCGGTCGAAGTTCCCGAAAGACCGCCGATGTGCATGAGCCGGTCGTAAAGCAGATACACGCCCGCAGTGAGCGGCGTAATGCTGGCTCCAATCAGATGCAGATCGCGCGCGCCCGTGGCTGCGGTAAACGGAAGCGCCCCGGTCGTCGTGAGGTCAGGGATTGCCGCCGCTGTCGGAACCTCCCCACCGGCAGGCATCCCGTCATAGGTCCAGAGCGAGCAGGCCCGCCCGGCGATTGGAGCCGTTGCCGCCGCGCCACTCACGCGAGGCACCTTGTGGAAAAACAGGTTGTTTGGGCTGCCGTTACTGCCGCCAGACTGGCGATGGATCAGGTCGGAAAGGTCTGTAATCGCAGCCATCAGTTGCCGCTCCAGTTAATGCCATTCGCCTCGGCGTGAGCCTTGGCGGCGACGATCAGGGCGGCGAGGTTGTCGAGGTTGATGCCCGAGGAATACTCCAGACCGCCCACTTGAGGCAGCAAGTTAAACTCCCCGTTGCCGACTACCAGACGCCAGTCGCCAGTTAATGCGACATACTCAAACGATCCAAGGCGAGGAATGACAACCATGAGCCTTTCTCTACGACAGCGTTATTGCAGCGCCCGTGAAGTCCACGGTAAACGTCTCGGCATTCGCCATTGTGATGCTGGAACCGTAATCCCACCATCCCACAAGCGGATCACCCGCTACGGTGTCGTCATACAGCACCGCATACCGGAACGTGGCAACGGGGCCGGAAGCCGTCAGCACCAAATCGTTAAGCGTCAGCGAGTAGGTTCCCCCAGATTGCGAGGAACTTGCGGTCGTGAAATTACGCGCCGAAAGGTTCGTGTAGCTGATCTGCGTGATGTCGGACAACACGCTGTTCGTCGCCACAGGGGCAGAGTTAGTCAGGGCAAGCGTGAACTGGTCGGTGGCAAGGTTTGCCCCTTCCACCATCGTTTCGGCCCAAGCCTGGAATTTGTTGTAAGTAGCCATTGCTCACCTATTGAATGCTTGGGCGCACGATTTCCACGCCAACAGCGCGGCCATCCGGCCCACGAATAAGGCGCTTGGGCGCTGTCAGTTGCTCGACGGCGCTATCAAGCCTGTCCACAATATCGGATTGGCGACCAAGCATATCGTTATAGGTGGCCGAAATCACCTCCATAACTTGCTTCAGCGTCTCCCCAATGTCCTCCATCGCCGTCTTGTTGTCCTCAAGAAGCGGCACATCGGCCCCAGGATTAGCGCCGATCCGCGCCACCATGACCTTCGTGTCGGCGTCCAATTCAGCCTTCCAGCGCTCAAAGGCTTCCTTGTTCGCCATTTCCTGAACCTTCATCTGCGCCTCAAATTCCTGCTTCTGGCGCTGAAGTTCGGTAGCCATTTGAGCCTTCATCTGCTCAATCTGCATATCGGCCTGCACACGGGCCTGCTGCGTCTGAGAGTCGGCCTGAATCTTCATCTGCGCCGCCTGCTGGTCCGACTGCATCTTCATTTGCGTGGCCTGCTGTTCGGCCTGAACCTTCATCATTTCTGGATCGGGTTGAGGATTTTGAGCGGCCTCGGCTTGATTCTGCTCAATCTTTTGAAGCGCTACGTCAATGACGCCCTCAATGGTCCTGGCCTGCTTAAACGAGCCAATCGCAAACTGCATGACCTTCATGAGCATCGGCGTCCGTTCCGGCACCTGCTGTCCCGCCGTCACCGCTTCACGCAGGAAGTTGCCGAACGCACCGATGAACTCGATGCGCTCTTGCTTCATCTGCTGTTCGTCAAGCTGCACAAGGCTGTCAGACGCGACCTCAATGCGGAAGTTTCGCAGAGGATTGGCGGTCAGCAGTTCAAGCGCCTGGGGGATCATCTGCGTGTCTTCAGGCGACAATTGATCAGCCGCCGCGTAGCGAAGGATCGTCTCAGGCTGGAATTTGGAACAGATGATCTGCGCCTTGAGCCGGATCAGGTCCGTAGCAAACAGCGCCACGGCCTCCTGCATGGACCGCAGCCGAAGACCGGCATACTGGCCCTTGATCTGTTGCGCGGTGGCCGTCTCGCTTGCCGCCGTTTGGCCGCGAATGATGTCCGAAATACCCGTGATCTCGTAAATCTGGCCTTTGATCTGCGCCTGCGCCTGATAGCACTGGATCAGCGTCGCCGCGATGGCGTCGATGGGCAGAAGGTCAATCGTGCCCTTCAAGCCGCCTTTTTCGCTGAACGCCGCCCACTTGTCTGTGGGTATAAGGGTATTGTTATCTCCTTCAGTCAACAGCCTCTGTAGCGCGGGCTGAGAAGCATCATAGATACCGCGCACCCGGAGCGCCTTGACCAGTCCGTCGATGCGGTCAGTCAGGATGTCCAGTTCGTTCGCCTGATCCTGGTAAAGCACAAAGTCGGGAATCGGAACGAGCGTATCCGTGGTCGTCGTCGCATAAAGCGGCTTGGCGCACGGGAAGAAGCCCTCTAACTCAAGAGGGTCATCACGCTCGTCCAGCAATTCAGGGAACGCCTCATGGAACCAGTAAACCTTTTGGGTTTCGCGGTCCCACAGTTCGCAAATCTTGGCCTGATCGTTTTGCCGGTTGGATTGGCCGTATTTGGTAAGCCCCTCAGGGGCCTCATTGGTCGGAATCCGCTTGCCGATTTCCTCACCAAACCGCTCAATAAGCGCGGGGCGTGACATATAGACCCAACGCCA